CAATTGATTTACTGGTTTGATAGCTTTATGTAAATACGATAAAACCGTACCTCTGTTTTGGTCAATCAAACCAGATGGACAGTATGCAATAGAATCTTTTGTAATTTTTAATCCGTTACTTACAGAACCACCAGTTGAAATTCCATGTTCATTGTAGATAAAAAACTCTTCAGTTTTTTGTTTTTCCTCTACACCAGTGATAGGATTAGGTTTACCAGAAATTTTTTCTCTGACCTTTTTAATCTTCTGTGGGTCAATGTATCTTAATTCTGTAATACCTTTTCTTGGGTCTTTCTTGTCAATAACTTTATGATAATAGATTCTACCATCAACATACCATCTACGAAAAAGGTCATGACCCTTTTCAGTAAACATTAATAATTGAAGAACTCTATCGAACTCTTGTCTTATTCTTTTTTTAACTGTGGAAGATTGATTAAGACCGTCTAGTAAAAGTGAAACAGGCACATCACTTTCATTAGATGCAATAGCTTCACTTACAATATCTTCAATCGCACTATCACACTCTGGTTGTTGTGCAATATGTCGATATCGTTTAATTAGGTCATACTGAGTCTTATCCTTTCCCTCAACATCATAAACTGAGGAAAAGAAACCGCCTTGTGCAATATCTTCTGCACCATCATCAGAAGAAGGCAGAGTAAAAGTCTCTGCCTCCTCTTTTTTACGAGTGATGCGAAAACCGAAAAAATCAGCCATAATATATAAACTCCTTTTCTTTTATTTAGGGAGTTTTTATGTTACCCCAGCACTAAGCCCACTTACTTCAAAGTGAGTGTATCGCCAAGTAATATCAAAAGTTTCGACTTCAGTAGTTGCATCATAACTAAGGTCAATAGCACCAACCGCTTGTGGAAAACAGTTAATTAACTTGTACTCTTTCAGCGGATTAGAACCTCTTTCGTCATTTCTATCAAGTTGTTGAACAGTGATGTCAGCAGTATATTCTGCAACATTAGTTTGTCCCTCACCAGTTACAAAATTATTCATGAGATTTTGCCATTTTTCGACAACATTCCTAACATGAAAATCTGTATCGTTAAGGACAGTAGTTGTCCAAGGTTCATACTCTCTGTCTCCAGCTAGATATAAACTTCTGCCTCTAAAAGGAACGACTACTTCACCAACAGACGAGCCAGGCAACTGACCAGTTCTTACTAATGCAGTTGTTTTTTCCAAAAACACGCCGACAGCACCGCCTGGCGATGTAAAGGTAATTCTAAACTGATTAGCTCTTGCACCACCACCGATTAAGGCACCTCTAAATGTATTAATATTCTGACTCATGGCTTATCCCCCTATCTCTGAAAATGCAACACCAGTTCGGACTGCAACAAAGTTAAGTTGGATAAAGTTAATTGAACGAGCTGGTTTGATGAAGATGTCTGCAACAAACTCATTTCTATCAATTACCTCACCAGTATTATTAGTTCCATCTGCAACAACAGAGAAATCAGTAATACCTCTTCTACCTTGAATATCCCTCAAGAAAGGTTCTACTAAGTTTCTAAATTGAGCTCTTGTAAATTCATCATTGAACTCAAAGAGTTGGAACTTAGCAGCGGTTGCGATTGCTTTCTCAAGTAAGATGAACAATCTACGAACATTGATTCTATCAAACGCACTAGGTCTTGATAATGCAGTCTTATCACCGAAAAGGATTGTTCCTTGGCCGGGGAAGGTTACAACTGGATTAACTCTTGCTTGATACAAGTCATCCCTTTGTGTCTGATTAGGATTAAATGCAAGTTTTACTGCACCACGAATTTGACCTCTATTAAAGCCGCCGGGGCTAAAGAATGGGTCTGCAACATTGTCAGTATTTGCACAAAGACCAGCAATATCACCGTTTAATGGTACAAATCTGAAAACGTCATTGAACTTATCAAACATAAACTTGTATCCACTATCGAATACTGCGTATGATGAACTTGCAAGTTGGTCAAAAAATGCGATAGTATTTGAAGTTGCAGTATTTGAGTCTGCAACATTAACTACATCAGCTCGTCTTGGTGAGATAAATACAACAATGTCTTTTCTCTTTTCTGCAATATCAATCAACTTAGTTGCGTGTGTAACACCGTCTGTACCAGCAGGAATTGCACCACCAATTAATAAGTTAATATCAACTGTTTCTGCGTCATCAAATAAATCAAACGCAGCACCTAATTCACCAACTGTGGCTGCATAGTCATCTGTTCCACCAGTAAGTTTGAAATCCATCTCACCAGTAGTACCAGTTCCAGTTGCGTATGCTTGACCAGCAGTTCTTACTGTACCAGCATTTGTAAGTGCAGCTGGATGGTCTAACCAGTAAATAAACTCAGATTGTCTGAAGATTACATCTGGATAAAAGTTTGCATTACCTTGAGCAGTTTTTGCATTTGGATGTTGTGAAACAAAACCAAATGTTTCAAGGACAGCGTTACCTCTTTGACCAGCAGTGTCAGCTCTAAATCCAGAAATATCACCAGTTGCGTCATAGACTACAACATGAAGTTCGTCTGTAGTTACACCTCTATCAGCTGCGAAAGTCGAAGTGCCAGGGGCACCAGTGAAGAAATCGTAAAATCTGAATCTTCTTCTTACATTCGTTGCAGCTACAAGTGCAGTTTTAAGACCTCTGCCTTGTGGGTCATCTTTTCTTCTAATTGTTAAGTTGTCTGTAGAAATTGCAGTAACTTCATACTCTTGTCCGTCTGCTTCTTGGAAGAACACAATGTCGCCAACATTATATGCAGCTCCACCAGCACCAGCAGAACCACCACCAGTATCAACTCCAACAGTAGTTGCACCAGCAGCCGGAGTACCAGTTGTTACACCAAGTGTACCAGCGTTACCAGAAAAAGTTTGTTCATATGCGTCTGCACCAGCACAAATTGCAACACCTAATGCGTTACCATGTGTGCCAGGCGTCCTTGCACCAAACTCTCCAGAAGAACCTTGCCCTGCGGCATAATTATTTTCGTAGTGTTCATCATTTTTGATGAGTAAACCACTTCCGCCACTCATTGCATTTAACATACCAGTAGTTGCACGAACAACTCTTAAAGTATTGCCATATTGCAAAAAGTTTGACGCAGCGAAAAAGGTTTCAAAATTGCTTCCATTAGGTTTACCAAAAAGTTTTACTAACTCTTCTTCAGAACTAATAGTTCTGATTTCTTCAAGTGGGCCTTTCTCAAAGACACCAGCGATAGCACCTACTGAAGTTGCAACAGCAGGAACTACATTAGTTAGGTCAACCTCTTTGACAAGAACCCCAGGCGATAATTGAAATGCCATGTTTTTTCTCCTATTCTATGTCAAATAATCTATTCTCATTATATTTAGTAAAAATTAGTTTTCAAAACCAGTTTTTATATGCAGTTGAGTCTATAAATAGAAACATGGACTTCTACGAAAAATATAAATCCACTATCAAAAATGTTTCTAAAAGACATTACAACAAAAGAATAATTTGGTTAAATGAATATCTCGCAAATTACTCTTGTCCTCATTGTGGTGAAAGTGAAACAGCTTGTCTTAAATTCTACCCCCATGATAGTAAAATTCGTTCCTTATCTAAAAGGAAAGGATTAAATAAAAACTCAAGAGATGATGTTATTAAACTCATAGACTCTTCAAAAATCGTTTGTTCTAATTGTTACATCAAATTAGAAAACGATATCATTGAACTTATATAGACATTTACCAATTTGTATCGTGACTTCTTACAACTGGACTCCATCTTTGTCCATATTCATCTACGACTGTTTCTCCAAGTGGGTCATCTATACCGTTGTCTAAAAATCCAAATGGAGCCATGTCTTGTTCTAATTGGTCTTGTTGTTCTAAAAACATTCTTTCTCGTATATCTACGTTTGTAAGTTCCTTAAAATAAATCTGATTTGTCATCCATCCAAACAATACACAACACATTGCGAGGTCATCTGTGTGTCCTTCTTCAGCTTGAAACGACTGACCGTGTTTGACAAACGTAGAAAACTCTGTTATAAGGTCATAATCATTAATAATAAGTTTGTCTGTTTCTACTAATTGTTTAAGGTTTGAACATCCTAACATCTTTACTGCTTTAGTTGTCCTTACACCTAACTGCACCTTACCACCAGAAAAACCAGAACCAAGGACTTGACCAGCACGACCTCTCATAGAAGCCATAATAAGATTATCATACTCTAAGTCGTATTGCATTGCACTTGCGACTTGTTCGCCGATATCATTTACCTCAATCATTACATACGCACTGTTAAACGCTTTTGCAACATCATGAATTACATTTGGAAACAGTAATGGTTTGATTTCGTTATTACGATATTTTGCAACGATACGATAAGGAACTTCTGATACATCAAATACTAAAAATGCAGAATAATCTTGTTCTGTTCCTCTTGCAACATCAGCTACAAGTGCATACGTTCTACCCTTTTCTGGTTTCTTATAAAGTTCTAGTCCAGCGTTTCTTTGTATTGGGTCATCAAATACCATTGACTTAATTTTAGTTGGATGTATAAGTGTATTAATAGACCCTAAGAACTCACATTCAAATTCACGATTAAATTGTTCTTGTGATGTGTTTGCAATAGTTTCTTGTTTCCATTTTTCATCACGGCCAGGGATTTCACTCCAGTGAACTTCAATTGGTTGATAGGTATTTTTACCAC